AGATTACTCAAGCCATATTTAGCTGGAGCAGTTGAGATAATTTAATCTTTGGGTGGTGCGCACTGGGACGCTAAATTCCGATTCCTTAATATTAAGGCCGTATCAGCCTACGGCCTCCACCCAGTTTTAATAGGGAGGTTGCAAAGCCACAATGTTATTTCTCGATGACAAAGCCACTTACTGGCAACAAACCAAAACAGGGACTGGTTATACTTATTCAGCTCCAGTTGTTATCAATTGTCACTGGGAAGCCAGACAACGGTTGGTAAGAACACTTACTGGCGAAGAGAAAGTATCATATGCCCACTTCTACACGGAAAGAAATTTAAGTCTTCCTGGAAAGATTGTGAGAGGTATATCCGCCTTGGCAACTCCCCCTTCAAACGCCAATCAGATTATGGCTGTCGAGGAGACCAGATCACCCTTAATGGATGAAACACTATACAAGGTCTTCGTTTAAAGGAGAATGCCAAATGCTGATATGGAAAGGCGACGACATAATCAGACAGTTTCAAAAAGCTGCCGACAATACCGAAGAAGAATTGTTAAAAGAGATTCTCAAAAGGTCACAGGAGGATGTGCCTGTTAAGACAGGACACCTCAAGGGATCTGGACACATTGATGAATCCACCAGCAGCGTGGTATATGATGCTGATTATGCAGCCACGGTTCATGAAGACCCCGAATCCAATGGGTACAAATTCCTAGAGAGTGCAACCAAAGAAGTAATCAATCTAAAGATGTTACAAAGTACATTTAAGAGGGAGCTGAAGTAATCTTGATGACCATAGAGTTATGCAAATACGTCGGGTCTGTGATGCAAGATGCCCAGCCTCCTGTTACATTCGATGAGAATGGTTCTAGTGGCAACATCTACGCTGGATTGCTTCCTCCGACAGATGGTCTTGCATTATCGGTCATACCCACTGGAGGCTTTACCAATAACTTCAATACTAGAGTGGATGCTCCAACCTATCAGATTCTAGTCAAAGGAGCAAGCGGAGACGCGGTTACACCTGAGAACGTGGCTTATCTGGCCTATGAAAACCTACAAGACATCTATAATGTCGAAACAAACGATGGTTCAAAGATTATCTCATGTGAGTGTACCTCTCCTCCTCGCTTCCTTAAAACTGATTCAAATGGTTGTTACATCTACACTTTCAATATTCTGTTAAAAATATTAAATTCAAAATGGAGGCAATAAACGATGGCTAATCCTACCAAAAACGATGTTGTATTGGCCCGTAATGGAGTCGTTCTTAAAGTTATGTCCGACGATGTTACCCCAGCAGAACTTACAGCCCTTAATCCAAAGTCCTTCAAGAAGAACGTAGAGGTTACTTCTGTTGAGACAACTGGTATCAATGACAACGGTCATTATGGCGAAGTCGGCGTTAAGATCAAATACACCTACACCTTCTCTCACGACTTGTTAATGAGCGACGAAGCAACTCCTGTTATCGACCCGTTCTTAGGTCGTTGCATTGAGCTTGCTGAGAGCTTCGGTCAAGCTGCAGTAGGTAATTTCATATTCACTTGTGCTGACGGTTCTGTTCACACATTCGCTGGCACTGTTAAATATGACGGTATCGGTGGCGGAGAATCCGATCTCGTAACCATCAACTTCACAGTAACTTCCAACGGCGAAGTAACAATTTCCTAATCAAACCGAAATGGGGTCTTTTATAGGCCCCTTTTTATTAATCTAAAGGAGAGAACAATACAATGATAGATTTTGATATAGCGTTAGCCAAAACTAAAGACATAGAAGTCAGAGATGTTACATTTACAATCGGAGGCAAAACTTATCTCTGGAATGAAAAGAACATCCTCGTTGACCTTAAGATGCAACAAATGTACTCAAAGATAGTCGAACAATTCGGTGAAGAGAAAGACTGGCCTGTCGATGTTAAATGGAACTACTTCAAGGATATCTTCTATCTCAAGTACGGCAAAGAAGAGGTGGATTCCTGGTGGAACCTTCCTGGTTTTGATGACCACTACTTTTTTGGTATGGTTATTGCTATTATGGATGATGCCACTCAAGCTCAAATTGAGTTCATGGAGAAAATGAAAGAACTCCCTTTAGCGGAGAGTCCAGCAGAACCAAAAAAGAGCACAAGGAAGACACAGTAAAAGTAGATCCCATCGCTGACTGGACTTTAATCAGGGATTCCTTTATCGATGTCTATGGTATTGACCTGGAGAAAGACTACCAGATGGATCTAGTTGAGTTCTACCGCTTACTATCTGGATTACCTTCTCGCTGTATCTATCAGGAAGTAATCAGTGCCAGAAGAAATCACAGCAAAGAAGAAAACGAAAAAATAAAGAATAAAATTCGACAATATGCCTTGGCAGCTAAGGCTGCTAAAGAAGCTAAGGCTGCCAAAGAAGCGAAGGGGGCTAAAGAATAAATCTTAGCCCTTTTTTACTATTAGGGAGGAATAAGCATGCCTGGGAATTTCAATGCAGGTGGAATATACGCATCGGTTAATCTTAACATGCAACCGTTTATAGCAGGCATGAATCAGTATCGGTCTCTGTTGGGACAAATGGATGCTGAAACATCCAAAAGAATTAACTCAATGAGCATGATTACCTCTGCCGCTATGTTAGCCATGGGAGCAGCTATAGCTACTACTGGCAAAAAGATGTTTAATTTAGCCTCCGCAGCTATCGAAGTTGATAACCTATTCAAGGAATCAATGGGCAACATGGCTGGTTATGCCCAAGACTTTGCTACGGATATGGCAAATTCCTTGGGGATTAGCGAGACCAACATCAAACGGTTCGTAGGAACATTCAATTTGATGTTGAACTCCATGGGTATGTTGCCAGGAATCTCTTATCAGATGAGCACGAGCCTTACCAAATTAGCCTACGATATGGCTTCTTTCTATAACTTAGATCCCACCGAAGCCTTTGCTAAGTTAAAATCGGGTATCTCTGGTGAGATTGAACCACTTAAAGCATTAGGTATCGTCATTGACGAGGCCACAGTTAAAAATTATGCCTATAAAGTTGGCATTGCTGAATTGGGAGAGGAATTATCCACTTCCCAGAAGGTAATGGCCCGCTATGAATTGATGATGAAACAGACAGCTAAAGCTCAAGGAGACTTGGCTAGGAATGCTGATTCGCCAGCTAACACCATCATGCGCATCAGTGAGACCATGGAGATGGCTATGACCAACTTCGGTAGAGCGTTTATGCCTGCCGCTCAAGCTGGTTTGGAAGCAATTGAACCGTTGGTTGATGCTTTTAAAGCTTTAAGTGAAATCGTGATGAAGATTCCTGAACCAATTAGAGCTACTGTTGGAGCAGGATTACTAGCTACCGCAGGATTTTCTGCCTTAGTAGGCACTATCAATGCCTTAACTGGAGCTTATGGCACTTTAACTGGCCGTGTACATAAAAATACTGATGCTGTTGTGGCAAACGCCCTGGCTCACTCTAACCTAACTCCATTTATTGAACTAGAAGCTAGAGTTTCTAGTGCTGCCAAACAAGTAGAACATCTTAAAAATGAATATATGGCTTTAGCTCAAACCAAATCACTAATTGATGCACAATTAAAGGCCATGGACAATCCTTTGGGCTTTGATGTGGGTAAAAACAGTGCCGCTAACCAAGCCGAATTACAGAAGGCTTCTGCGGAACTAGATCGTAAAATGAACTCCACCAAAGAAAAGTGGAGTCAAGCAACCCAAGAATGGGCAAAAGCGAGCGCTGAACAAAAACGACTTAAAGAATCCATGAAGAAGACACTTGAAGAGATAGGTAACTTTGGCAACGGTATTCAAAACGCAGGAGCTAAAGTTGGTGTATTCACCAGAATTATGGGCACTGTAACCGCTTCTTTAGGCTGGATTTCAATTTGCGTAGGTTTAGTTACTACGTTGGTAACCGCCTTCAACTATTTATCCACTTCTGCCGAGAGGGCCGCCAAAAAACTCAAAGAAGCCGCCGAAGCAGCTAAAGAATCCTTCAATAACGCTCACACTGAGTATGCCTTAGCTAGAGATAGCGTTGCTGAATATAACAAGTTGCTTGAAAAAAGCAACAAGACCGCCCAAGACCGTTTAAGAATGAGAGACCTCCTCATCACTCTTAATGAAATTGCTGGTGAAGCAGTTACCAAAGATGAAGAAGGTAACATCGTCGGCTTAAATCAAGAGGAAATTAAAAAGAGACTCCTCATCTTAAGACAAAAAGACATTGATTTGTCTAAAGAGAGCTATGATGCCCAACTCAAAGCTCTCGAAAAAGAACGTGAGAACCTCGAAAAAGAACGTGAGAACGCTGAGATTATGAGAACTGTGGGTGGCGGTCTCTATATCGAGAAAGACTTTGGTAAGGCTGCTAAAGAAGATGAGAAACGCAAGAAGTTAATTGACGAACTAGATAGGAAGATTGCCGATCTCAAGTCTAAGATGAAATACAATCCTGATTATGACAAGAAAACCATCTTTGACAATATTTTAGGCGACGAGGGTAACCTTCAAGCCCAACTGGATGCTATCAAACGCTTCAGCGATCAATACGATCAAGAGTTTGCCAATGCTTCTAAAAAGATTGAGCTTCGTAGAAAAGCCGACCTGGAAGATGCCAAAAAGAACATCTACGAGGAAGCCAAACTCATAAAAGCAATAGATCAAATCAATAAGACCTATGACCATCAGCAGTTAATGCTCAAAAAACAGTTCAATGAGCAGATGAGAGCTGAATACCTACAACTAACTAAAGATGTGCTTGCAATCGAAGAAGATAGGTATCAAAAAGAGTTACAAGCTGCCAAAGATAGTGGTGCAAGCATCGAGCAAGTTGAAAAGAACCACCAATTAAGACTCAAACAAATCAAGGAAGAGCAAGACAAAGCCGAAGAAGATAGACAACGGCGTATCAAAGAGTATCAAGACCAATTCCTTAAAGGCAAAGAGAAAGAACGCCAAGAGATTGAGGATTGGTTCAATGAGCAAAAGAAGATTGCCGAAGAACTCAAACTCAATCAAGAAGATATGGTTTCTCTTTATGAAGAGTATTACGCTCGTCTTAATCGCCTCAATGCTGGCTGGAAAGAAGGCTTACTTGACGGTCTTCAAGAAATCAAGGAAGAGATCAATGATACCTATGGTCGCGGCAAACAGATGGCCCATGACATCGCTGATGGCTTCAACACCATGGGTCAGGTCATCCTCAACAACTGGATGGGAGTTTACAAAGACCAACAGGAGTTCGGTGAAGCATTGGCTGACTCCATGAGACGTTGGGGAATGCAGATTGTCTCTGATTACATGAACATGTTGATGCAGATGTTAGCCAAATGGTTAATCATGAAGGCCATGGGTGTATTTAATCCTACGGGTATGGCTGGTGGCCCATCTGTAGGCAGTGCTGGAGCTGCTGCTCCTGCTCCTCCTGCTCCTATCCCAGGAAGAGCTTCTGGTGGCCCAGTACTAGCTGGCAAAACCTACTTAGTTGGTGAGCGTGGCCCAGAACTCTTCAATTCCCCGTATAGTGGAACCATTACTCCCAACAACCAACTTGGTCAGGGTGCAATGAATATCAAATTCGAGGTCAAGAACGCAACTGGTCAGGATATCAAGGTATCTCAAGATGGAGAGCCTAAGATGGAATTTGATACAGCAGTTATCGGTATTATTATTGATGCCTATGCCAGAGACAGAAATGGTATCCGCACCATGATGAAAGGAGGACTTGGTTAAGATGGATTTTCCGAATATGTCGTGCGGCAATAACCCATCTGGATTTGAGGAACAATGGGAAGACCCAGGTATTGCCTCAGATATGGAAGATGGTTCTCAGATTTCTAGAGCAAAGTTCACCAAGTCCAGGGGCACATTCAAACTAGAATGGAACTTCGTTAGCAACGGAGACTATGTTATCTGGACTAATTTCTATAAGAACACCTGCAAGGGTAAAGCAGAAAAGTTTAACTGGGTACACCCAATCAGCGGCGTTACTTATGTAGTACGATGTGTCGAGTTTGGGGCCTCCAGATCGGTTAATGGGTTCGGATGGCAAATGAGTATCAAATTAGCGGAAGCATAAACATAGGGGAGGCTTAACCTCCCCTTTTCATTAGGAGGGACAAATATGTTAAACCTTTCAGATGTAGCAAAAGTTGAAAAGAATAAGGTGTCAAGTACAGGAGTATGGTTAATCCTTTTAGATATTGAGCTTGGAGAACAACATCTTCGTATCGTTCGTAACAATGACTATGATAACCCTACCGTATGGAATGGTAACACCTATCAGAGTTTCCCGTTTACTATTGGTGATACTGGTCAAGACAGTAAAGGTGAGTTACCTAAATTAGATATTAAGGTATCAAACGCCAATGGATTGGTTGAGCAACAAATTAATGATTTTCAAGGTGGCGTTGGAGCCAAAGTAACATTATACGTAGTTCACTCAGAACACTTGGATATAACTACTCCTGAAATCGAGGAACACTATGTGGTTAAGGCAGTTACTGCCGACGAAGATTGGGTTACATTCACTTTGGCTGGTGATATGGTATTATCACAAGCTGTGCCATGCACCAGATACCTCAAAGATTCCTGCCCATATCAATATAAGGATTTAAGGTGTGGATACAATGGAGAGTTGCCTGCTTGCAATCACGCTCTTGCTGACTGTATTGCCCATGGTAACACTCTACGTTTTGGGGGATGCCCAGCTATTCCTGGTGCAGGAACCTATAAATCCAATGTTTAACAAAGGAGCGGTATAATAATGTTAGTAGACCTAAATGATTTGATTGGTGTCCCATTCAAGGATGGGGGCAGAAATAAAAAAGAAGGCTTTGATTGTTATGGTTTAGCCATGGAGGTCTATCGCCGCTATGGAATTGAACTGCCAGACTATCGGATATCGTGCGAAGATGCCTCTCGTATCAACCAACAAATAGAAGAGACTGCACCTACCTGGATAGAGATTAAGAGAGACGAACTAATAGTTCCCACCATGGTAGTTATGCGTTTCAACTATGGAATGTTATGCAACCATACTGGTGTCTATATTGGTGGAGATCGGATACTACACACTATCAGGAGACGAGCAGTTCATGTAATAAGTATCAATGATAATTTTTGGGCTAGGAAAATAGCTGGATTTTACATCCACCCTAGCCAAGTCAAGAAGGGGGAAGACAAAGAATGAGTGAGCAAATTCTAACTGAACAAGAGATACAAGACTATCGAGAAAACTCCCAAAAGAACGTAGTCATGGTAGTATATCTGCCTAACCCCTTCAATATCAATGACAGGGAGATTAAATACGTTCCTTTTAACGGTCAGAAGCTATCTGACATAGCCGTGTCCTATATGATTCCCAAAGAGAAGTTTAACTTCTCAATCAATGGAGAGCTTGTCCCTGATGAAATGGTAGATAATTGCTACCTAAACGCTGGAGATTGTGTTGCTCTTGCCGCTAAAGTAGAAGGTGGCGATGACGGTCCAGTTAAGGCCGTCCTTTATGCTGTCGCCCTTGTCATCCTCTACGTCTACGCTCCTTCAGCGGCTGGATGGTTGTCCAAAACCATTGGTGGAACCGCAACATTCTGGGAAGCAGCCGTTATGGTTGTTGGTGGCCTCTTAGTCACCAATCTCATCTATGGTAACCAGAAGAACGATGACCAAAACGATGATTCTCCTAACTATTCGTGGGGCAAACTCTCGGCTATTACTACTCCTGGCTATCCAGTACCAATGACGTTCGGGACAGTACGAACCGCAGGTATGATTCTCTCCCAACACGTTGTATCAAGCGGAGAAAAACAGTATCTCAGACTGTTACTTTGTGGTGGAGAAGGCCCATGCGACTATACTGGCAATGGCGAAAACGATAACTGCACAGGTATTAGCAATATCCAGATCAATGGTAACAAGGCTGAGTATTATCCAGAAGTTCAGATTAATAGACGTGCTGGTTTAAATGACCAATCCATCATGCAGAACTTTAATGATGTCTATGAAGACGAGTTCCCTGACTTAAAACTCATTAATGATAATATTCTTCCTGATTCTGAGTGGAGAACTTGGACTACTAATGGCAACTTGGGTCAATCCCTAGAAGTTACCATCGGTTTTCCTATGGGTCTCTGTTACACAGAAGACGATGGTGACCAAGTAGGAACCTGGGTAAGATTTGAAGTCCAATACTCAGTGGCAGGTCAAAATAACTGGAAATACATCCAACAACCCCACCATTTTTCTAGTGCCAGAAGAATATCAGCCAATACCATTAAAATTCCTAATGGTGATTATCGTGGCTACTTCACTCCTGGTAGATCGGTAGAGGTTTACTGGGATTATCAATGGCATTGGATGACAGTATCGTATTCGTCCTACACCGATTATGAGTATGACGATTCTATTGTGTGGGCAAATTACACCACTGTTGTTTTAACAGCCGATGTACCAACCAATACCTCCTCAATTCGTTCCTGGACTAACGATGTTACTATATCTAGAAATACCAACAAGAGCTTCCACTACACCATCAGACAAGATACGGGTGTTTCAGCTCAATATGATGTTAGAGTGAGATGTACCGGCAAGGGTACTTCTGGAGCAGAAAATCGATATGCCAGAATGTGCGTATTTGAACAGTTATCACACATTGCTCCATATGACTTTATTTATCCCAATAAAATTCTCCTTGGTGTAACTGCTTTGGCAACCGACCAATTCAGCAGTTTCCCTACTATTACTTGGGAGCAAACCAGAACTTATGGATGGGTCTACCACCCAGTTAATGGCTATGTTCAAAAGAGAATGGATAATCCCGCTTGGGCAGCTTACGATGTTATCCATCGTTGTCAAAGGCTCAAGAACATCAATACTGGCGAATGGGAATATCTAGTTCGTGGTGTTCCAGCGGCTCGAATTGACTACTACTCCTTTGAGAAGTGGGCTGAATACTGCGACTATGTTGTTCCTGAGACTGGCCAAAAGAGATGTATCTTTAATTTCATATTGGATACTAAGGGTAATATTTGGGATGCTCTAAAATACATGGAGCAAGTAGGTAGAGGTAAAGTTATCCTCAAAGGAACCCGCTTTGCAGCTATCTGTGACCGCCCATTAGACCCAGGCGAACCTTACAAGGCCATGTTTAACGTGAGTAATATCACCAACTCCAGCTTTAAACGGGCTTGGATGTCTGCTGAAGATAGATGTAACGCTATCGAAGTTACCTTCTTCAATAGAGAAAAAAACTATGAAAAAGACGTATTCACTGTTTACGCCGAGGGGTATGATGCATTAAGCGCTCCAAATCCTAGAGCGATTCAATTGTTAGGTATCACCGACTTCGACCATGCTTATCGTGAGGCATGGTATCAGCTAAGAATGAACAAGTATCTTGTTGAAACCTGTAGTTTCAGTGCCGATATCGATGCTATCGGATGTGAAGTGGGAGACGTTATCTTAGTGCAACACAATCGTCCTGGTTGGGGTACTGGGGGAAGATTAATTGCCGCCACCACTTCTGAGATTACCCTTGATAAGGCCGTAACCCTGAAAGCCAACACTCCTTACTCTATCAGAATCAGATACGCCGATGATACATTGGTATTAAAAGATATCGTTCAGGTTACTGAAGATACTACAACCAACATTGTAACACTAACCACTCCTTTAACAACTGCTCCTGCTGCCGATGACCTCTATGTATTATCTGAAGTCGGAGTTACTGGTAAACCATTCAGGGTTATCCAAATGCAACGAGATGGCGAGTTAAGGATGAAACTGGTTTGTCTGGAATACAAAGACGAGGTTTATGCCGAGTTAGAGACTATTCCTGAGCGTGATTACTCAGTTGACATCCCAGAAAGTATGCCTCAAGTTACCTTAACTCAATTCGTTAAGCCTGACCATACTGTATGGATTACTGCCACCTGGCCTCAATTCAGAATTAATGTCAAAGAGTACCGCATTGAAGTGGATGGCGAAGTAATAGGATATGCGCTTCCTCATGAACGCTCATTCTCGTTCCAGATTTTCTCAATGAAAGAGTATGTGGTACGGGTTATCGCTATTAATGACCAAGGTGTGGAGATTCAATCGGAGGAAGCGGCTATTGCCATCTCTGGTTCGTCTTTCGTACCTGCCACAACAGTAGCCAACCTAAGAGTTTCTTTGGCAGGCAGCGGTATCCCTAAACTAATGTGGGATGAGTTATTTGGCACCTACAGATACGCAGTTTATCGGGTAGACGGCAATCATCCAGTAGCAGACGAAACTATCAAATTAAATGCAACCAGATTAACCTATGCTGCTGGAACCGAATATTCTGATACAACTATCGATTATGGTAGCCAATATACCTACTACGTTGTACCAACCAACTCCCGATTCTATGAAGGTACTTGGTCTGGTGGTTTGGTGGTCAATGTTCCTACTTTTGAAACAGTTGATACTCCTCCAGCTAGCTTAGCAGATATCGGAGTAGGATTTGACCCAGATGTAGTCAGAAACAACAAGGCCATGAAGTCTGCAGTTAGTGTCTACATGAATCTAACTGCTATCCCAGATGATGATATCCGAGCTTACATTCGGGTTCAATATCGCAAAACTGGAGCAAATGAAGACTGGTCTTACGCTACCAATATTTACCCAACAGGTTCGACAGCTCGCTGTATAATAAATATGTTAGAGCCTGACGAAGATTATACCATTTGGTTAGTTCCGATCTCTAAATGGGGCAAAGAAGGTACGGCCTATCAAACCACTCACCATACCGACCATGATACAGTGGCTCCTAAAGCCCCAGCCAATATCCAATATGTCTGGAACGGATATAATTCATACTGGTATTGGAACAGAGTAACAAAAGACGAAAATGAAGCAGATTGTTATGATGTTGAAGGTTACGAAGTAAGAACCGACCTCAACTTTGGTCAAAATGATGCAGGGTTGGTTTACAAGGGACCTGCCACAAGCTGTATTGCAGATGCTCCTACTGAAAGGTTAACCAATTATTACTTCAAGACCTATGACTTCTGGGGTAACTACTCTACCAATGCTGCTACTGTTCAGTTGCATGTTCAGTTACCAGATACTCCATCTCCTCCAAAAATTACTGAGTTCTTCTCAAATATTTGGGTAGAAATTGTGCCAGTAACCTCAGTTGGTGTAAGAGGATACAAAGTTTACTATCAGTTCTGTGAAGCAGATGGCACTCCAATCGGTGAAGAGTGGAATGGTATTGATATCGGCTGGCAAGGACGAGTTTCCTTACCAATGCCTGCTGGATCTCATGTATTGCTCAAAGTTACAGCCTATGACTGTATCGGAGAATCTTTAGAATCGTCTGTTATTCAGGCGAATGCCAAGGTTCTTGATGACATTACAGCTTTTGCTGATGATATGATGCCTGTTCAGATAGTTACAACACTTCCTGAACTTCCAAATGCAGCTTTTCCACCTGGATGTGTGATATTCCTACAGTCAAACGGAAAGCTTTACTCCAATCAAAATAATCAGTGGGGGCCACCAGCTTATATTGGTGAAGGAACCATCACTGGAACCCAAATAGCTGATGGTGCTATCTCTACTGAAAAAATTGAAGCTAACGCTGTTACAGCCGATCAATTAGCAGCCAACTCTGTAGTTTCTGGTAAGATTGCTGCTGGTGCGGTAAGCGCTCAAGAGATTGCTGCTGGTGCCATTACTGCTGAAAAGGTTGGGGCCAATGAAATCATTGCTAACACAGCAAATATCAAAGACGGCGTCATTACCAATGCCAAAATTGAGAGCTTAGATGCTTCCAAGATTACATTAGGTAATGATAAATCAGGTATTCCATTCGTTATCAACTCTGATACCGATCAACTATGGCACTTTGATAATAACAACCTTAAGTCAACCCAAGAACTAGAGCCAGAAGCTGGATATAGTACTACCCAGGTTATCGGAGGTAAGTTCAGTGGAGCCATGAAGGTTAACACAACTTTGCAATACCATGTTTCAACTGTTACCAATGATTACTCAATCGGCTTCTACTCAATTGCTCCACCATACACAATTAGTAAGACAAGGAACTTTGTCATGAGGAGGATTTTCTAATGAAACTTAACCTAAACGCTAACGGATACCAAATCAATGACGAGGCCCATTACGATGTCGGTGGCTCCAAGTTTATCTTGGGCCACGACCTCCTGATGGGGGGAGACAATATGGAAGTCTGGACTGGATTTGGTAAAACGGGCATCAAGCTATTAGAAAACGGTGATTATTACCTGGAAGACGAGGATACCAACCTCTCTCCATTAGTAGGAACCACAGTATATACAACTATTAGAATAGCCAATGCCGCCTATCAAACAGGTCCGCTATTCTTCACCTATAAGACCATTGGTGACTATATTGATTCCACCTCAATTAATAACCTGACCAATGCGATTATGGGAACCCCCCAAACAGTATTTAACGGCAATATGGTTGGTGTTTGGCCTTGGTTGGGAAAATACCGCAGAGTTGATGACACTGTATTAGGCACCAATGAGAACAATGCTGCGGCGATTTGCTATACTGGTAAGAATATCATTGCAGGATGTAACACCGCCCCAGCTAAGATTGTCAGAATGAATAACATTACTAACCAAGAAGAGACCAGTATCACCTTGGCATCTGGCGAGAACAACTGCCAAGCATTACTAAGTGACGGTCAATATGTGTATGCTGGACTCAATACCAACCCAGCGAAAATTATCCAAATTAACCCGATCACAATGCAGCGCTCACCTGCTTTAACCCTAAACACAGGGGAGAATAATTGTACTGCTTTGGCTTATGATGGAACTTACCTCTACGCTGTTTTAGGGACATCCCCATGCATCGTAGTTAAGATTAACCCGATCAATATGACCAGAATTGGTGCAATTACCCTTAATTCTGGTGAAAATGCAGGGAAAAGCGCTACGGTCTATGGAGACTACCTATATATTGGTCTGGGAGTTTCTCCTGGTAAAGTAGTTAAGGTTAGTCTGTCTTCCTTCACCAGAACCGCAGTATGCACCCTGGCTAGTGGCGAAAATACAGTGAATTCGCTGGTTGGACTCAATGGTTGGATATTTGCTGGTCTTGAGACCAATAAGATTGCTAAAATTAATCCAGTCGCTATGATTAAATCTGGTGCAATTACAATAACCGCTACTAACACCAAAGCGATGACCTCTGACGGGGTATATCTGTATCACACAGGCTCCGACGGTGCATCTGGATGGTTAATTGGTAGATATGACCCTCGTTCGGGTTCGATTGTTAGTTCTAGTGCTGTTAATGATAATGTGGTATCGCTCACCTTTGACGGAGTAGCCATATTTGGTGGAACTTCGGATTCACCAGCAACTATTATCCAGCGCGGAATCATTAATTTTTAAGGAGGCTTAAACATGAGAGGCACAGGAACCCAGCAAGACCCTTTTCTAATAGATAATCTTACTGACCTTAATGACGTAAGAAATAATCTATCCGCTTACTATAAAGTAGCTGCTCATATTGATGCCACCGCTACTCAAACTTGGAATAATGGCGCAGGATTTGACCCTATCGATGACTTTGCTGGTTATTTTGACGGCGACTTTAAAAATATCTCTGGATTATATATCAATAGAGAAACAAGCCGCAATGGACTGTTTGGAATTATTGCCGAAGGAGCAACCATTACCAAGGTTATTCTGTCTAACGTTAACATTACTGGAGCTAGCAATACTGGAGCCTTAGTTGGACGTGATGTAGTTAATAGCACTATCACCAAATGTTGCGCAAGTGGTACTGTGGTTGGCAATGGAGTTAACATTGGAGGACTCATTGGATCTGCCAAAGATGGAACTGTTGTAATATCAGAATGCTTTTCGTTGGTTAATGTTACTGGAACTGGCACTGCCACAGGTGGTCTTATTGGTGCATTTGGCGGTACTGGCTCGGTACAAAACTGCTACGCCAAAGGTAGCGTCAATGGCGTCCCTTCAATAGGAGCATTCATAGGTTCTGCATCAAATGCCACAATTAAATATTGTTACAGTGTTGGCCCAGTTAGCGGAACAAGCGGCTCATACTCAACAGGTTTCTGCGGCTATGGTTATAACTTGACCACAGGCGGCACTAACTTCTTTGATAAGAAAACCACTGGTAAATCATCAGGATTCGGAGCCACTGGTAAAACAACTGTTCAAATGCATACCATTAGTACGTATAAGGGCTGGGATTTTGACGTGGTGTGGCAATGGAACCCTGCGAACTACCCAACTTTAAGGAATGTTCCAGAAAGCTATTTAGTGGTAACTCCAGAGATTCCTATAGAATATTCCCCCTATACTAGGATTTCCTATAATCCAGTAGGTACTTTAATTGAAGACGAGCTTCATACCGATGTAGGAGCAGAATCTTTTAATCTTAATCATGACACCTTTTATGCGGGAACCGATCTAGAAATTTGGACTGGAGAAGGTCAAACTGGCACTCAGTTGGTTCAAGATACCGATTACACAGTAGGGGATGAAGATACTAGGTTATCTACTAAGACAACCAAAAATGTATTCACATCGATAACAATAACCAATGCTGCTTATCAAACTGGTGATTTGTATTTTACCTATAGGGTTGTTGGCGACTACGTAGATGCAGCCGACTATAACTTCATTGAAGAGACACTAAACGAACCATACGTGGATAAAAACAATCACATTATGGGGAGTATTTGGCCTTGGGTTAATAAGAAAAACAACTACTCAGCAACAGTTAGCACTGATGCTTCCTATCCCGACTCAAATGCAGTCTACTTTGACGGAGAGTACATCTTCATCGGCCTCAAAGATAGAATCTATCGGTATAACCGAGAGACAAGACTAATGGAGGATTCGGTACAGGTAAACTTCAGACCGTCATCTATTATCTCCGATGGCACCTATATCTATGGAGGCGGCAAGAAGATTGATGGTAACTCAATGACAGTTGTCGGAGAATATCAAGCCGCTCCGAATAAAGGCACTGGTCATAACCTAAATCAGGTTTTCACAGTAACTGACCCAGGAGAATACATCCTTTCTGTAGTAGCCAAGAAAACAGCATCAGATAGCTGTCGGATTGATCTTGCTGGAGCTTCTGGAACTGTATATATACAAATCCCGCAAAGTTCAGAGTTCAGAAAACTTGCCAAGGAAGTCTATCTGAACGCAGGAAGTCACACAGTAAAGACATTTATGCCTGTCGGATCTGATGGAGAAGTTAGTGCCATTACAGTATCCAAGGTTAACAACCTGGTTACCAATGGCAACTTTGAGACTGGCAACGTTGGGAACCGTATTGATACTAAGGGATGGCTTATGAAAAATGTTGATGGGACCACATCTTCAGCTTCTTGGGCTGTTTTTGACGACGATGGACATGTTCATTCTGGTAGCAAAAGTTGTTATGTTGGCCCGGTATCAGGTGGAATAGAAGGTATGCAGTTTATGAAACAAACCATATCAAACGTTCCTAGAGGATCATACACTTTCAAATTTTGGGTATGGCCAAGTAGTAACTACCTTTGCGACAGAATAAGAGTATATGATGACGGAGTAGTAATATTTGAAGAAACCAATTTTACTATTGACGATGTCCCTAGTGGCGGCTACTCTCAGTGGAACTTGTGCAGCTTTCCTGGGATTGAGGTGTCGGCAACATCAAACATAACTATTGAGTTAGGATTCTGGTCTGCTGATAACCAATGGATTGATGATGTATCTTTTACCTGTGATGACTATTTGGTTACAGACGCATCTTTAGTAAACAATCTGGTTATTAATCCAACGTTCAGCCCAACAACTGGGTGGAATGGCTCGATAGCTCCTTCTGCCGACAATATGGGTCATGAATCACTGGCCTGGGATGGGCAATATCTCTATTCTGGCAATGAATATAGCTCAACCATTAGTAGATGGGATACCGAAACATTGACCAAAGCCGATATCGCCACCACTGGCTCATGTAATAGCTTGGTATATGCCCACGGATATTTATGGAAAGCAAGCGACACAACCGTTTATAAATTAGCACCTGGGACATTGGATGTAATTGCTTCCTATACCGACCCTACCATGAGTACCTTCCGCAACAAAAAGCTGTTGGTAGTTGACGGCATGATCTATGTGTTTCAAAAGAGTTCTCACTTGGTTCTCTTGAAACAAGATTTAACTAAGGTTACTGATATCTATACCTACTTAGATATCAATAACGTCTTAGATGCAGTGGCAGATAGCGAGAGTGTTTATGCTCTATCTTCTACCTACGGCAATGTGGTTAAGTTTAGGAAGCTAACTCCTGCAAGCGTTGCTCTAGAACTGATGGGAACCAAAGCAATAACTGATGGTCGTAAGTTGTGCTTTGATGGAAACATTCTATACTTCGTCAGAGGTAATGGAGCTACCAACTTTAATATCTACGGCGTTAATAAGATAGGAGGATAAGACATGCCACTACCAAGACAAGTATATGGTCAAGTTCTCTATGGGGAGGCCGGCTATAACAGGCTGGACATCCCCATAGTATGGGTTTTTGAATATCCTATTGGTTACGGTTACATCAATGAGGCTATTATCACCTGGGATATCGTAACAAGCACTGAGACAACCGTCCCAGTAGTTCAAGTAAGTCTAGACCAAACAAATTGGGAGACAGTAACAAGCGGCTCAGCGATTCCACAACTTAATGAGCAAAATATCAATACGGCATGCACTCTTTATGTGAAAGTATCGGTAACAACCACTGATACTAATAATCCGATAGATATCAGAACCATGGATGTTTATCTGGATTACACCGAATTCCAACACTATGCCATCTGCTCAGACGGAAGGAAGTTTATTGATGGCAAGCCAGTTGATTCTTCAACCGATCTGTCATTTGTAAGTTTTAACCCAGCAACAAGTATCCTTACTTTGAGCGGGCCAAGAATCTACGACGAATTCTATATCACTCCTAGAATTGTGACCGACGAAGAAGTTGCATTATGGAAAGCTATTGGTGCTCCATTTTATGATGCTAACTCCCCAGTAGACGTAGCAATAAGACCGATCATGCACAATAACGGTGTGTTAAATGCCAGTGGTCATGAAATTTATGCCTTGGTTCAAGGAGAACAGAAACTTGTTGCAAGATTTGGAGTTAATGCCTCTGGAGATGTTGGTTTGGCTATCTACAACAACGCTGGAGAAGAAGTTGCATTTACTGGCAGAAGACAGGATGGCACCATTATTACAGACACAGAAGGTGTTAATGCTGATACTCTTGACGGGCTACACGCTTCAGCTTTTGCTTTAGCTACCCAACTACCAGAAACAGGTTCCAATGCAAAAGGCACTTGGCGCAAGTGGGCAGATGGGACGCTGGAATGTTGGGGGACGAAAACATTTACGTCAGTTGCTGTTACAACCTTATGGGGCGGTGGTATTTATATTTCTCCAACGCAAACTGTAACATGGCCAATCAGTTTTGCAGAAATAGAAAGTGCTAATATAAATGTGATCGCTCGAACACCAGAAAACTTCATACCAGCATTAATAGCAGAGGCTGCATCTAGCTTTTACGGACGTTTTTATTTTTGGGGGCCCGCAAGTTGCACTTATAACAGCATCACTGTTGGTTTTTATGCTAAAGGCAAGTGGAAATAATACAAATAAAATACAGTCCACAATGTAGTGATAACGTAATATCATACCAATTCCAAGGAGAAACCAAATTTATTGAAGGTGAATGGGTGCTTGAGGATGTTTTAGAGCATGCTACTCCAATAAGTGCTACATTGGATTTTAAAAATTGAGGCGTTAATATCAACGAGAGGAGTGACCCAAGAGATGGGGGAGAACAAAGTGGATCAAGAACAAATGAATGCTTTTGAGAATAAGGTGTTAGGTGCTATTGACAAGCTTGATTCCAAGATTGATAAAGTGGAATCCAAGGTTGATAATATGTCCGCCGAACTCAAAGCCGCCATTAGCAACATCAACACTGAGATGGCTGTTATGAAAAACGAACAACTGAATATCAAAGCTTCTGTCCGCGAAGTAAAAGCAGAAGCCAAGGATACCCGTGAGAAGATGATTGCTCACGAAACAATGCACTCAATTCAAGCTAAGAAATTTGACTGGGTACAATACTTGCCGACGATTATCTTGATATTAAGCATTCTTATCTTCTGGATAAGCGGCGGTAAAATCGGAGGTAATTAATCATGAAATACACCTTGATTAAAGCCGATGGTAGGAAAGTTATCATGGAAGGGCAGGTAGCGCCTCATATATCTGACTATGAGGCGTCCTGCCACCATTGCGGTAAAGCAATTCTATTTGAACCTACCATCCAGTTGTTTGAAAAAGTCAGAGAGTTAGTAGGTAAACCTATACCTATCAACTCATTCTACCGTTGCGTAGAGAAGCAAGACGAACTTATTAGAGACGGTTACAAAGCAGCTAAGACCAATCCGCCGCACTGTACTGGAGCAGCTATGGATTTGGGTATTCCAAAAGGTTATACCGCCAGAAAGTTAATTAATGCCATCAAAAAAGCTGCTAAAGAATTGGGACTGCCAGCTCCGAGGATAGGCAGTAAAGCATATGGATACGCTTTTGTTCATGTCGATCTGGTGTTCATGCTCTATGAACCTTACCTCAAAGGCAAAAAGAACCCTGCTCCTGCTTGGGTAGAGGGAGCTGAATGGTAATGGAACAGTTCTCATGGACTCATTTCTTCATCAAGAATACCTCAAGACAGTGGCTCGGTTTTATCCTGGCCTGTGTATTGGTTGCCATGGGTAAAGAGTTAAACTGGCCCTTCTTTGCTGTCTACATGGCTTTTGTGATTGGAGACAAGATTGATACCTATAAGGATTTAGTTAAGAGTTGGCTAGAGCTAAGAATCATAAAGGAGCATCAACAATGATTACTATAATAACACCAGTAAGAGATAGGGCATGGATTCTACCAAAGTTCTTAGAATCACTATACCATATGGATTATCCCAAACAGGAAATAAACATTATCTTCAGCGTGAATGACTCAACTGATGAATCAGAAGAGATGTTGCAACAATTCATTAATGAACACAAAGATGAGTATGCCTCAATGAAAATCATACGTCAAGACAAAGGTCTACCTAAAGATGCCAGGACAGAGATACGAAAGCAGATCTACCAGGGATTGGCCGAAATTAGGAACGGACTGCTTGAAGAGGCGCTGAAGACCGATTGCACCCATATCTTTAGTATCGATAGTGACATTGTTGCTCCACCAAGAACAATCAAGGGACTGTTGGCTGATAAATTAGATTGTGTATCGGCGCATATTTACAATAGTCCCTATAGTGAAAACTATAGCAATTCTATGAGATACGATGGTGGCAAATACCGTCACTTTTGTATCCCTAAAAATTGCATTGTTGAAGTCGAGCTTACTGGTGCTATCTATCTGTTCAAGCGAGAGCTGGTAGAAAAAGGCGTTCGTTACGGGTATAGTAATATCGGTGAGGATGAACCATTTTGTAGCAGCGCCAGGAGACTGGGCTATAAACTTTACACCGACACACGGATTCATGCCGATCATTATATGAAGAAACCAGCAGAAGCTCAGCAACCAGTGGAGCCTTCTGTTACTCCGATTACGGTTCTTGAGAAGAAATATGCCACTATGAATGTTGCAATTGTAATTAGTCCCAATTGGTATGAATATGCCTTAATTGAGTTATACGCCCTCTTTAAAACCAATAAAAATGTTCGGGTCTATCTCATATCTGATTACATTGAACCATCTATACTGGAGAAGTTTGACAGTCTTTGCAGGCTATGTGGCCCTGGCTATGAGGTCAAGTATTTAAACTTCGAGAAACTCTATCAAGAGAAGATACCAAGCACTAAAAACGTTGACAACCGATTTACTAAATACACCCTGTATCGGCTATTAATACCAAGCACTATCAATGAGGATAGATTACTATATATTGATGCCGATGCCATAGTTAACGGAGACCTATCTGAATTCTACAACATGGACTTGGGAGAAAACCTTTTTGCTGGTTGTATTGACACAGGTATCCAGCAAGTCCACTTAAACGCTACTGGACTAACCAAAACTGATGTCTATATCAATGCTGGAGTCGCCCTGTGGAATCTCAAAGCTATTAGGGAGTTAAACCTGGAAGAAACATGGATCAGGGAGATAAATAATAAGTATTATCCTTGCCACGACCAAGATTTAATCAATATGACTGGCAGATACCACATTGTACCAGTTGACCCAAAATATAATGTTTCATTGTCAACCAGTCTTAAGGTCAAGTACGAAGATGTTAAAATAATGCATTATGCTGGCAAGAAGCCTTGGAACACCAAAGAAGTGCCATTTTATTCTATCTGGGAGAAATGGCAGAAGGAATTTAATGAGGCCACCTCAACTAAGATACCAAAAAGGATATTCTACTGTTGGTTTGGTGGCAAAGAGAAGCCTCCTGTTGTTCAAAGGTGTATCAATAGCTGGAAGACACATATGCCTACTTGGGAGATAATTGAACTTAATGAATCGAACTTCGACATCAACTCCAATCCATATGTTAAAAATGCCTATCAAACAAAGAGATATGCCTTCGTAACAGACTATGTAAGACTCTGGGCATTATATAACTATGGCGGAGTCTATATGGATTCAGATGTCGAAGTATTAAAACCGCTGGATTGTTTTATGCAACACCGAGCATTCACTGGTCATGAGACCGAAGATCTGTGTGTTACAGCAACCATGGGAGCCGAAGCAGGACACCCCTGGATTAAGTATCTACTTAGTTATTATGATGATGCAACCTTTAAGCAGGTGCCCAATACTAATATCATTACTGAGATGTCTCTCCCATTGGTTGAGAAACAAGAAGATGGATTCCGATATCTGAAGGATGGTGTGGTAATCTATCCAGTGGAGACGTTCTGCTCATATGACCATATCAAATTACAACCAACACCTACAGCAAATAGCTATGCAGTTCATTTATTTGCAGGCACCTGGAAAGGTAGAACCAAAATATAAAGGGAGACTAACAAAATGAATATCCATTTTGTTCATGTGGGTGGACCATATACCAAGATACTAGATACCATGATTGACCCAATAAGAGAGCATTTGCCAGATTCAACGATGTCCAGGTATGCTCTCCCAGATTGTCTTAATGTTACCTTCTTCGTAGAAAAACACATCCAGAACTTTGCTGGTAAGATGATATTTATCTCCCATGGCATAGCCGATAAAGGATATCGGGATATCAAAAACGTTGAGTGCTTTGACTATGTGTGCGTGTCAGGTCCAACATGGGTAGATAAAATGGTCAAACAGGGATTTCCTGAAGATAGAATCCTGATGAACGGATACACCAAGCTAGACCCTATTTTCCAGGGGAAAGTAAAAAGGACTCCTGGTGATAAGCCAGGAGTCCTTTGGGCACCTACCCATAATTCAGTCCAGATGTGGTCTAGTTACCCATATCTCAACGAATTTGTTAATAGGTTGCCAAACTATGGATACGATGTAATGGTATCGGCTCATCCTGCTAACAAAGCAGACAACAAACCGACCTTTGAGTTGATGGTCGATGCTGATATTGTTATCGCCGATTCTGGTAGCACCCTCTATGAAGCCTGGGCTTTAGGAAAACAGGTTATATTCCCTGACTGGCTCATTAGGAATAGCGTCACTGGTTTTAGGACACTAGAATCCTATATCTTTAAGAATAATATAGGATTGCATGCCAATAACGAAGATGATATTCTCAGACTTATCGAGTGCGGCCTAAAAAGTCCCCTTCCCTCATCGATAACTAACTTCATGGAGGGAATATTGCCTACCTCATTACGAGGTCATTCTGGGGCAAAAACAGCCGAATTATTGAAGGTGATTGCAAATGTATGACGTAATATATCTGGCAGCAGGTACTGGTTCTCGGTCGGGACTTGAATATCCAAATCAGAATATCATTATCAAGAGGTGACCTATTGCGTGAAGCCCAAAACAGTACTAAAAACAGTTCTAATTATAGCAGGTGTTATCATCTTACTTCTAGGACTTACCCACCTTCCTGGTCAACGTAGCCACGATTTGACCCATCCAGATGTTCAAGTTAATCCTCCTCAAAAAGTTATCGATAAAGCTGATATCGTAAAAGAGATCGGTCATACCTTGGTAATACCAAAACAAGTAATCGATGGCAAGAAACCAGTTACACTACCTGTCGATGTAACAGTGAAAGACAAAGAGACAGGAGAAACAACCACCACTGAGACTGAAGCTAAAGTTACACCTACCGAAGATGGTGGCGTTAAAATAGAGATACCTGATACAATAACAGTAACCCTGCCCGAACCAGACTATCGGTTTAAGATAGTTGGGGCTACCACTCCTGATCTAATGTTGGGATACTCAATTAAGGAGTTAGACCTCAAGATAGCAGAGGTTGACGTGGACGTACTGGGCAGTTTTAACTCTATCGGCATTGGAGCTTCTGTGGAGGTTAAAAGATTCTCTATAGGAGTAGGCGAAGTGTATCAGTTCAACGATAACGAACTAAGAACAATATTTTATGTTGGTTACTCTTTCTAGTTGATATTTTAATGCCGTAGTGATATAATGTAATCAAGTTGAGTTTAACGCCTCGACGGAGAGACCTGTCTAGGAAGACTGATAACCTTCCAGCGGGTCTCTTTTTGTTTTCAGTATGTCCATGTGTGACTATGTCGTACAATGTACTACAAAGTAATATAACAATTAAGTAATGTTGGACAATATTATAGGACTAACATAAGTTTTTTAGAAAATTTTCACACATAGTTATAAAATTAGCATATAATAATAGATAGATACTAAAGAAAGGAGAAAGGAGCTAGCCGCGAAACTAGCTCCTCAAAATCAATGGATGATTCTACAATAAATCATATCATACCACTCTTAAAAAAGCAAGGAAAGACTTTAGAGTGGTTAGCTGAAGAAACAGGCTATTCTATTGAAGAGGTCACTAAAATTGCAGAAGGAGAAGACGATCACTTATCATGGACAGAGAAAGACAAGATAGCAAGAGTGTTAAACAGTACGGCACTGAGATTGTTTCATCTGAGATGACCTACCTCACCCCAAAAGAGTTGGGTGCCCTGTGGAGGCCCAGGATGGCCCCAAAAGACGTCAATAAAGCTCTCCTGTTAAAAGGATACCAGAGAAAAACAAAATACGGATTTGACCCCACAGAAAAGGGTAGGAAGTATTGCATCAGATGGAGATATTATTGTCTCAAGTGGTCGCCAGAAATAGTACATAGTATCGGCAGTTGGTAAAAATGTTACAAACTTTTAACAATTATTTTCACACAAAAGTATATAACTAGCATATAATAGTATTAGATAGAAAAACAAAAGGAGAGGTGTGTTATGACAAAACTTGCCGAACTCAGAAAAGAGCGAGGATGGTCACAACAAGACGTGGCGGTGAAAGCAAATCTAAGTCTAATGGGTTATAACAAAATAGAAACTGGCAAGACCAAGTATCCACGGTATGAAACCCTTGAGACTTTAGCACGTATCTATGGAATTACAATAGACAGCCTTAAGAATCTAATGAGTCAACCAGTAACAAACTATGATGATGATATCAAAGAATTAGTCGCCAAACTAAAGGCCAATCCTGATAAAATTGCCCAACTTAAAAAAATCTTGTAAAAAATTGTGCATTTCAGGATCCCAGGACCTATAATAATAGTAGAGAATAAATTTAAGGCAAGATAGGAACTGCAGTCCGACACGGGGAGTTAATCGTCTCGCTCCCCTTCTTGCCCTATTATCAATCAGAGACGAAATAAACAAGGAGACGATAACAATGAAACTGTACACAAAAGATGACGAGATCCGCAAGATCAAGAGCGAAGATGATAAGAGCTTGTCATTCTACCGCGGTATGAAACAAGTTTGGGATGACCCAACATTATCGCTTGAAGCCATGGTATTACATGCGGTTTTACTTGACAGACTGTGCTTGTCATATCGTCCAGAAAATATCACAAAATATACCGACGAAAAAGGTAACGTTTGGTGTAACTATGATCTGGATGAATTGACCAAGAAGATTAAAGTGAACAGTCATAATACCACCAAGAAATACATTGATGAACTAGAAAAGAAAGGATACATCTTCGTATCAAGACTACGCGGAACATCAAATCGTTACTATATAGCAAATTTAAATGAAGTAAGTCAAAAAATGACTTCCTCTGAAGAAAGGGAGTCAAAATCTGACTACCTAGGAAGTCAAAATTTGACTCCCTCAGCTAGTAAGTCAAACAATGAACATGAGGAAGTCAAAAAACGAACAGAAGGAAGTCAAAATTTGACTATGGGTAAGTCAAAAAATGACTCCCTAGGAAGTCAAAATTTGACTACGAACGATACTGATCTTAACAATACTGAATTAATAACATCATCAATAATATCTAACAATAATAAAGATCTATCTACTATGTTAAATACAGAATCAAGGGTTTGTGAGGAAGATATTTCTCATGGTATGGTAGAGGACAAAGTAGCTCAATCTGATATGGAGATCAATACTAGGGATGAGGATTTTTCTTCTCTAGCTGATACCATGGTATGTAATAATGTTTCGCCTGTTATTCAAGAGCAATCCGATGTAACCATTAACAATATTACCAGCAAAGACCAACCCAAGACAAGTAGTTATCTTGATGGTATGAGCATGGTATTGGCCCCATCCCCCAGTTGCCCTCCACCCCCTTCCCCAGATACATGTGAGTGTTGCGGAAGGAAGATTCCTCCTCGTGTTGCGGCCTCTTCGATGGCCAAGTTCGGCCTCCAGCTTTGCATCGAATGCCAAGTCTTCGCAAAGAAGCAAAATGGCACTTTAAACGAGAGATGTGTTGCCAATGCATAATCACCTTAGCTTGATACAAAAATCGATTCTAGACCCCAAAGAATTGATTCTACGTCAAACCAACAGGAGGGTATAATGATTATCATTTAGGATTTATAGTTTCTGATTTTTAGTCTGCTCACTTTCATCAATTTAACGGTAGCAAAACGGTCTTATGCGGGTTTGCGGCCCTGACATTTTTTAGGAGACACTCCTCAAACCCTTACTGCTCTAAGCATAAAAATTTTGCTAGAAGCTTTGTGCAAAATGGTCATTTAGACGCGTATTTCTATATATAGAAGGGTAAAACGAAAGGAGATGAGAGCATGATGAAGACACTTTTCTGGAGTATCTTGGCTGCCACAGCTTTTGCCCTGGCCTTAAATATGTCTTTGGTATCATGTACATTAGGTATCGCATTAGGCTGTTATCTTTTAGTGCCAGAAGATACCATAAGAGATAACTACAACGCCTTCAACTACCATAAAGAAAAGGAGTACAAAAAACGATGCGAATAAATACACCAGTAACCATTAAACGAATTGATGATGAGAGATACCTCCTTGGCTTTGACTATGACTTACTCCAAAACTTAGTTAGAGATATCGTCAGAGAAGACAACCGAGAAGCCGAAGAGAAACTTTTAAATGCAATCTTAGCCGAAGTACAACAAGATTTAAAAACAAGTATCGTCTCTGGAGGATCAGCTAAAGCAGTTATCCCTGGCAAAGAAGACCCAGAAACTTGTGACCACAACCACTTAGTTGAATGTATTATCAAACCAGGAACAGAGGACACCTACGATTTCTGCTTGGACTGCCGAATGACCTTTAAGAAATGTCCTCATCATCACTTAAGACAAAAACTCTCCTATGAAGCCTACGAATGCCTCGATTGCCACGAACTGGTCTTCTCTACTGAAGAGATTGACTGGGACAACACCACCATTGAGAAGTTCTAATAATTCCTCCTATAAGCCTTGGGCTAGGTTAATGTTACCGAAAAGAGGATCGCGAGCCTCCTGCCCTCCACGGCTCCTTTTAAACAAATAAATATAAGGATGATTCAAAATGGCTAAAGAAAAGAAACACAGAGTGTGTACAATATGTGGAAGTGACCACGCAGTAAAAGGAAGAAACGGTATCGATTATTGTAATCGGCATTACATTCAAATACGTAAGCATGGTCACATCTTAGACCGCACCATTTATGACCCAAACATCTTTATTGAACACCCAGAAGAGGATTATGCTGAGATAGTGATGTTTGACAATGACTGTAAAGAGTGTGCTAGAGCATTGGTATCCATGGATAAGCTGGAACTTGTTAAGACCAAAAAGTGGAGCTACAATCCAACCTTAAATATGGCTGTTACTGATGGTGGAAACACCTACTTACATAGATTCATCACTGAATGCCCTCCAGGTATGACAGTGGATCATCGTAATGGTGCTGAATCAAGATTAGACAATAGGAATACCAACTTAAGAGTTTGCACCCAAGCTCAGAACAACATGAATAAGCTTGAACGCTCCGACAATACTTCTGGATTCCGTGGTGTATCACTGAATAAGAAGCTCGGTAAGTACGAGGCTTACATTCATGTTGGAGGAAAGAAACTCACCCTTGGGTACTTCAAAGAGTTAACTGACGCTATTAATGAGCGTTGCAAGGCGGAAATCAAATACTACGGTATCTATAGCCCTCTATATAGGGACGCAATAACAATCAGGAGGACAAATAACAATGACTGAAAGAGATTTCGCAGTTTATATCCACGGTAAGATATTAGCATCAGGTGTTGCAACTACAGAAGAGGTTCCTGATAAGTTATTTTCCCAGATATCATTGGTTGTCCCAAGTTACGACTTAAACGACCAAGCAACAACCTCTATATTGGATTCGACGGTTGATAGTATCGTACAGTCTCTTAACACCAATAACTTGAAATACAATGGTATCGAGAATGTTACATTCAAGGTTCGTAACGAAATCAAAGAAGTAGTTATCACAATCATCACTGAAGGAGTTGTTACCAGATGAGTATCAAAAGAGCAATCACCAGACAACTAATCGCCAAGGTAGCAGACGAGATGCAACGTCACAAAGAGAAGTTTGGTAACACAGATCGGAGAACTCGCCGTAAGTTGGCTCGTATCTTAGCTAAACAAATGGTATTAGACAAACAGAAAGAAATGGAGCCTGGTAACAATGATTGAACCAATTGTAAACATCGAGAAAAAAGGTACTCAATTAGTGAGAGCGGCTATGGCTAATACTGGCTCCGAAAATCCCGCCCTTGTGTATCCAGAAGTAATCAGATTGGTATCCATTATGAAATGCGATAAACCACCAGGATTGCTCACTGACGAAGAGTTTAATGAGAAGGTATGGACATCACTCAACGACGATTATGATATTTACTTCGTGCATACCGACATCCAAAGGCTCATTAAAGAAGCCAAAGCAGAAGACAAAAGGAATAGTAAAAAATGATAAATCTTACCCCTGAAGACAGAGAGAAACTAGTAATCGATAATATGCTTCTTGCTTACAACTACGTACATAAACATGAGATCTATCTAGATGGATATGAACAAGAAGACTTAATGCAAGAAGCCCTCGTCGGGTTAGTTCAAGCGGCTAATACCTATGACCCCAATAAGAAAGACAAGAACGGCAGAACTTATAAATTCTCCACCTACGCAGTAACTTGTATCAGAAACCACTTCGGTCACTTAATTGAAGCAAATTCCCGTAAAAAACGAAGAGGCCCAGACGGAAACCCAGTTCAAATAATCTCATTGGATGCGATGAACCGTTATGAAGACCAAATTTAGTTCACGGTATAATAATGGTAGGAAGAAAATTAGTATGATAGAGTCAGCCACCCTCGACTGGCTTGATAAGGGAGCTATACAACGCTCCTTTCGCTTTTATTCTTAAAATGGAGGCGTTAAACAATTGAAAAACATCTACAGAAAAATAAAAACAGACTCTGGAAGTGTAGATATACTTTGTGTGAGTTGCCTCCATATCGGCAGTGACTCACACAATGAAGAAAGAGCATTGCGAATCAGGGATTACATCCTCAATACTCCTAATACCTATGTTATGGAATTAGGTGACACTACTGAGAATGCACTGAAGGGTTCTCCTGGAGCAGCTATCTACCGTCAGAAATTAACCATCAAAGACCAAATAGATGCCGCTATAGAGTTCTGGAAGCCAGTAACCAAGGAGAACAAACTCATCCTCAAGCACGATTCTAACCATGGATTCAGGACTGAGAAAGAGGTCGGCTTCTCCCTCGACCAAATCCTATCAGAGAAATTGGGAGTTCCGTATGGTGGATGGGATGCCCTCACCACAATTGAAGTTAATAAACAAAAATATGTAATTCATTCTTGTCACGGCAAGAAAGGTGGTGCTACCCCAGAGGCCGCTCTTAGGGCTTGTAGAATGCAATCAGAAAGAGCAATTGCTGATATTTATGTCAGAGGCCATCATCACAAAGCGATCACCTATACCGACATTATCAAAGACAAGGATGCCAAAGGTAACATTTATGACAAGCGTAGAAGCTATGGAGTTACTGGTGCTTTCATGAACTGGGATGATTCCTACGCAGAGGTTTCTGAGTACCCAATAGCCGTCCAAGCCTGTCTGATGATAACCTTACTTGGCACCGAAAAGAAACATTCCATATCAATATTCTAACATAGGTGCCAACTTAGTATTTAGCGCAGTTGAGAAGAAAATCAAAAATAAGGTGGCAATCCCCATGTTTGGAATCATCGATTTTTTATTAGCCAAAATCAATGTGTTGCGATGTGATTCATGTGGTAGATATCACCGAGACTGGGTTGCCTACGAACACGAATTAATGAATGGCAAGGAATCAATTGACCCAGATGGTAATGTAGTGATCTGTTATCGTTGTATCAATACACTAAGGTGTCAAGATTTTCTGAACACACTTCAAATGAACATTATGAATGACGAGCAGATATGCACACACGCTATCGGCTTTCAAATTCCCAATCTAGAAGACCAGGATTCCGAAGAGGAACCTGAAGAAAAATTAGGAGGTAAATAACAATGGCTGTAAGTGCAAAAGCATATGGCAATTTCGTAGTAAAAGTTTTAAACAAAGAGGTAGACTGGGATACTGACACCATCAAAATGATGCTCTGTACCAGTTCCTATTCACCAAACCAAGACACCCATATCTATAAATCAAGTGTAACCAATGAAGTTGCTAATGGTAATGGATACACCACTGGTGGAGCTACTCTTACTAACAAATCTATTACTTATGACGGCGCAACTAACGTAATTAAACTTGATGCGGACGATGTAACTTGGGCAAATGCAACAATCACTGCTCGCTATGCCGTTATGTATGATGACACCCCAGCTACCGATGCCGAAAAACCATTGATTTGTTACATCGACTTTGGTGCCGATATGAGTTCAATCAACTCTAACTTCACAGTTGCATTTGATGAGGCTGGTATCATCACTTTCACTGTTCCTGCGTAATCTAGCAGATCAAACCCCAGAGACCCTTGAATCCTGGGGTCTCTATATTTTAAAGGGAGGCTGACATTATGAGAGGGTTAGGAACTCAGGAAAGTCCCTATCTAATTGATAATCTGGCTGACTTAAATAATGTCAGGAACAATGTAGCTGCAGGGACATATTACAAGTTGGCCGCCGATATCGATGCCTCTTCCACATCAACCTGGAATGATGGGGCAGGTTGGGAACCGATAGCTAACTTTGCAGCCAATTTTGATGGTGATTATCACATCATTAAAGGTTTATTCATTAATCGAAATACCAATTTTAATGGATTATTCGGAGACTTAGCTGCTGGGGCCACCATTACCAAGTTAGCAGTTTCTGAGGCTAATATAACTGGTGCAAGCTACAATGGTGCCCTATTTGGTAGGTTTGATGGTGATGGAAGCGTTAGTATCTCTCTTTGTTGTTCAAGCGGCAACGTGGTAGGTACTGGCGATAATAATGGTGGTCTTGGTGGTAGAGTAAATGGTAGTGGCATAATCGTTGACCAATGTTTCTCGGTAGCAAATGTTTCTGGCCCTGCTGTGGCAGCCAACACTGCAGTCGGTGGTCTATTTGGTTCTGCTGGTGGAGGAGCCACTGTTACTAATTGTTACGCAAAGGGTACTACTTATGGTGATCCGTCAATCGGTGCCTTCATTGGTTCTGCTTCAACAGTAACAATTAGATTCTCATATGCCATGGGTGCGGTTACAGGTAATACTGGAACATATTCCAGGGGCTTCTGTGGATATGGAATCAGTCTAACTACAGAATCTAACTATTGGGATAAGGAAACCACTGGTAAATCATCGGGATTCGGAGCCAGTGGTAAAACAACGGCCCAGATGCAAACTCAGTCAACCTACGTTGGGTGGGACTTCACTAATACCTGGCAATGGAATACAAATAATTATCCGACTCTAAAGAATCTTCCAGAGAGCTTGTTAAATAAAGTTCCCAATGAGGTAGTATCTTCCACAATAGCAATATCTATGGATGCCAAAAGCCCATCATCTAGTGTCTGGGCCTTGGCCTCATCTCCGTCTATTACTATTGAATCTCAACTTGGTACACCATCGCTATTAAATGGTCATGTTTTATCTGTGTCAACTATCAATATAGGGATAACGACAGTAGAACCAATATTTAGGTCTCAAGTCAATCTCACGTCAGACAGGATAGATCTTTTTGTCTTAGTTAACGATGTTTCACCAGGTATAGGGGTACTTCAAACTTCACCCAAAATAGGAATAGACTTATCTATACCACAAACAGTAAGGCAGGTTACTGGTCAAGGTACAGTGGAAGATCCTTGGGCGATTAGAACGGTAGATGAATTCTTGGCAATAGCTAACAATACTACCGCAGCATATCGACTCGACAACGACCTAGACTTCGGCGGATTATCAAGAGGTCCCGTTAGTGGATTTTATGGGTATCTAGATGGCAATAGAAAGACAATTAGCAATCTAACAATAAGTGCTCCAGAAACTAACCGCGTAGGATTATTTAGTACGGTATCTAATGCAACCATCAAAAACTTAAACTTAAACCTTATTAAAGTGGAAGGTAAGCAGAACGTTGGTGCGCTTGCAGGTCTTATTCAAAACTCAGTAGACCTTCAATATATCAATGTGAATTGCCAAATAGTTGAAGCACATGGCGGGTTTGCAGGTGGAATCGTAGGATTATCTGCATTTACCGATATTAACAAAACCATTTACCGATGCAGTTTTACGGGTATAGTGTCATCAGGGTATATTTATTGGGATGGAGGATTTGGTAGTCCACGATATGTTAACTACGCTGGAGGTATAATAGGATCTACCGATACACCATTAACCATTACTGAATGTATTGTCAAAGATAGTTTTGTTTATGGATATCAACAAGTTGGTGGAATTATTGGCAGGGTCAATGAAACAAATGTAACTATTGTCGATAGTTATACAATAAATACTTGGGTACAGGGATGTTATGGCTCAGGTCAAACAGCTAATAACCAATACGTTGGTGGTTTTGTTGGATATGCAGCACAGAATTTTACTACTACCCGTTGTGGTAACTTTTTATCTAGAGTAACCAGAGAGGATGGTGGAACCACCTATCCGTGGTATGGAGGCGGTAGTGGAGAACCAGTTTCTAAGTATTGCTACTGGACTGCCGCTGCTACCTACTATCCAACTGGGACTGGATATTCCACAAGATTAGCTGCATCCCAGGCACTACAGCAGGTAAACTTTTCTAAGTGGAACTTTACTAACACCTGGGTGATGGGAGATACTAATCCAATACTTCGCTGGAATCTGACAATCCCAGTATTGGTGAGTCCTCCAGTTATTAATATTGGCATGGCCGCCTATCCTCCTATTATTGGAATTTCTATATCGATTACAGTTCCATATTCAGTGGCCATAACAACATCCGTCTTATCGGCTGTTTTGTATGGTAGTGTAGAGATTAGAGCACCTACGGCAGATATAGTAGTAGAATTACTGTTGCCGTCTATAAGTAGAGACGTTGTTATAACCACTCAATGTATCAATATTAACCTAGAAGTTTTGCTTCCGACGGTAATAATACCTCAAGCTATTTTGGTTGAAGCACCATCTGTTAGGGTAAATGTTGATACTTTAACCCCGACTATTGGTATTTCATGTAGACAAGTATCACCACCCATAAATATTAGCGCTGAAGTTTTGATTCCGAGTATTTATAAAGGGATCAATATAGTAGCTCCAACTACCAATGTCAGTATTAGGGTCAACAAACCAATAGTTGCTGCAATTGGTCGCATAGGAAATGTATCTATATTGGTAATAGAGAATCCTTCCTCAATGTCGGTAGTGGAGAGAACCACATCCCTGTCGATCACTGAGAGACAAACAGCTTTAACCACAACTGAACGCATCCATGATATAACAGTCACGGAGCGTCCAAGTAAACTGGAGGTATTAGAATAATGGCACTATCTGGTAGTCCGTTAGGGTTAAAGCGCTCAGAAAAATCCAAGAACAACTATAAAGGACGTGATACAATTGGCACTCATGGGAGATACAATTAAGATAAGGGGAACCTTCAAGACATTTGCGGGTGCCGCTGCTGACCCAACCGATATCGTCCTCAAAGTGTTCGATGAAAGACGAGAACAAATAGGAACAGATATCGCCATTAATGAGGGTCACAAGACTGCCTTGGGTGTCTATGAATACCTCTATGAAATCCCCTATCTCAGAACTGATAGTATAGACCTCTACTTTGAAATGTCAGGAACTCTAGAGGGTACTACAGTACTTGAGAGAGCAAAAGTGACGGTATACTACAATTAATGAAATGGCCCTGCTACCAACTAGTGGGGCCAAATTATATGATTACGGTATAATAATATTGAATGACTCTGAAAGCCGATCTAGCTAGAGGCTAGAAAATCAATTCACCCAGGAGGTGATGACTATGGCGGCTGGAAGAAAGAGTACCTATTCGCCTGAAATGCTACAAATAATTGAAGGATTGTGCCGCAATGGTTACACCGACAAAGAGATAGCAAAGAAGATAGGAATTGGATACTCAACCCTATCAGAGTGGAAGAACAAATATCCAGAATTAAGAGAAGCTCTAAAAAGAACCAAAGAGATAGTTGACCTGGATGTAGAGAAAGCTCTTCTTTCAAGAGCATTAGGATACACAGTAACCGAAACTGAAACAACCACCACTCAAAACAATACCAAAGTTAAAACCACCACTAAACATATAGCTCCAGATGTAACAGCATGTATCTTCTGGTTAAAGAATCGTCAACCTGATAAATGGAGAGACAAACAAGTAGTAGAGACTGAGAATAAAGCAATGGAGAAACTTCTCCAGGAACATGCTCAATCCTTAACAGATATCTGGAAAGAACGTGGGGTAGTCGCAGATGATAAACCCTCTTCTAATTAAGCCAGAAGTAATCCAATACTACTTAGATAATCCAGTAGACTTTGTTCGTGAAGTGATACATGCCGACCCAGATGAGAATCAAATCATGGTATTAAACTCCGTGAAGGATGCTAAGCTCACCGCTGTTAAATCAGGACACGGCGTGGGTAAGTCAGCCACCTTATCATGGATCATCATCTGGTATCTTTATACTCATCCTCATTGCAGAATCCCTTGTACTGGCCCAAGTGAACATACCTTATCTGATGTTCTCTGGTCTGAGGTAGCTAAATGGTTACAACAATCAGAACTCAAAGATATGTTCGTCTGGACTAAGACCCATGTTCATCACAAACTCTATGCATCAACTTGGTATGCAGTAGCAAGAACAGCATCCAAAGGTGAAGCTCTTCAAGGATTCCACGCCGAACACATCCTCTACTTAGTGGATGAAGCATCAGGTGTACTGGAATCAAACTTCATGGCTGTCCTTGGTGCCTTATCAACCAGTAATGCAAAACTAATAATGTGTTCTAACCCCACTCAATTAGAAGGCTTCTTCTATGAGGCATTCAATAAGAACGGGGCTTTATTTAATCAGATCACCATAGATTGCAACAACTCCAGGCTCGTCTCGAAGGAATATATCCAGACTATCATTGATATGTTTGGTAAGGATTCTGATGTGTATCGAGTAAGAGTTGCAGGTGAGTTCCCTGGTTCCGTAAGCAATGCTTTAATACCCATGGACTTAGTTAAGAAGTGTTTCAAAGACCTCCCCAAGATTGATGTAACAACCATTGATTTGGGAGTGGACGTAGCAAGATTTGGTGACGACGAAATAGTCGTTGCCTCTGTCTTCAATGGAACAATCCAAACTAAGTCAGACATCTACCGCCAACTTGATACCATGCAAACATCAGATAAGGTAGCGGAGAAGATTCGCAACTATCTTAGGTTTCCCAATCTGAAGAAGATTAAGGTCAAGGTTGATGTCGGTGGCATGGGTGCAGGAGTTGTTGATCGGTTAAGACAACTTGCTGCTTTAGAGAACTGGAACAAAGTTGAAATCTATGAGATAAACTTTGGTGGAGCAGGTGGCTCATTAGACGACTCAGTTCGCTATGGTAACCTTGCTTCATTGATGTATGGCAACGTCCTCTACCGCTTAAAGAAAGAAAATCTCATCCTCTGGAATGATGATGAGCAAACCAAACAATTAACCAATCGAAGATATAACTTAACTCCTATGGGCGACATCATCATCGAGAAGAAGGATGACTTCAAGAAAAGAGGCAACTCATCCCCTGACCGTGCTGATGCATTAGTATTAGCCCTATGGAATCCAACTCCAAAAATAGTAGGGGTGATATGACATTGGATAACTTAAATTTTATAAATAGCGGTCAAGTATGGCCTCCTGAACCAGAGAGGGTTAGGTTAGATAGGTACGAAGCCAACAAGAAGGCATTCAACGGTGAACATAGTTCCATCTTCCGTGGATTCCAAAGAATCATGAGAGCCACCTCCTACTGGAATGGCAGAAATCAAGTTTATGACTATGAATCATTCTTTGTAGTCTTAAACTGGCATAAACGTATCTCGGTTCTCTGGGCAGACCTTTTAGTTGGTGAACAACCAGAAATCTCCTCAAGTGACGAAAATATGGATGAGGTTATCAAAGCAACCGACCTCATTAACAAGATTCATACTTCGGTAATTGACTACTCCAGATATGGTGATACAGTCATCAAATTGATTAAACTCCCCAATGGCAAGATTAAAATAGTAGTAGTTGACCCATCATTATGGTTCCCAGTTTATGACCCAGCCACAGGAGAGTTAACCTATCAGGTATTAGCTTGGACTAATAAAGAAAAAACCATACTGGAAGGCGAAATACATGAACCAGGAAAGATAACTACCTTTAAGAAGAAACTTGACCCTCAGACAGGTGTTATCGGAAGCAATATTGATGAACCTATTACATTATCAACTGGTATCAACGAATGGCTCATCTTTAATACTTCTAATCTTGAGACATCTGATTCCCTATATGGTCATGATGACTATACTGATTTAGATACTATCATTGAAGAGATTGAGATCAGGGTATCACAGATTGCTAAGATTCTTGATAAGCATGCCGAACCAGATATGTATGGCCCAGCCTCTGACTTAGAGGTTGACCCAGGAAGCGGCGCTAAGGTTTACAACAGTAAGAAGAAATATCATGTTGTTGCAAATGGCGACGAGAAACCAGGCTACTTAGTTTGGGATGGCAATTTAGAGGCCTCATTTAAAGAATTGGAATTCCTCATCGAACAGTTCTATGTAATCAGTGAGACATCTCCTGCACTGTTCGGACAACTCAAAGCGGGTTTAGCTGAATCTGGTAGCGCACTAAAGAGGCTCCTTATAGCTCCTTTAGCCAAGGTATCAAGAATCAGAACCAAATATGACCCATTGGTCAAACAACTTATCCAAACCATCTATCAACTTCAAAATCAAACAGTATCCGATATTTCCATAGAGTGGAAAGACGGAATCCCAGATGATGAGGTTGAAGAAGCGGCCCTCTATGCTCAGAAAGTTACAGCAGAGGTTGCTCGCATTACCGCTGGTCTAACCACTCCTGCTCAGGCCATAGCTAGGTTAGACGGTATCAGCGTAGAGGCTGCTAAATTAATAGCAGATGAGATTGAAGCTAATCAACCTGTGGTAGAGCCGCAGGAATAACGTAGGGCTAGAGGCCCAGGAGGTAATTTAAATGTTACTAAAATTATTTGGAAGCATGACCACTTTCCCGATGCTAGATGCAGACGACGGACAGGGTGGAGGCGGCGGTGGCGAAAAACGCACCTATAGCCAAGAGTATGTAAGTGATCTGAGAGCTGAGAACGCAGAGCATCGTACTAAAGCAAAAGAAGCCAGGGAACGGGCCGAGGTTGCTGAGAAACGAGCCAAGGAAGCCGAAGAGAAACTTCAGCAAGCTGATAAGGTTGCAACCATCAATGTTCTTACCAAATTAGGATTGAGTCCTGATGAGAAGAAGAGCATCGACGAACTCATTAATGATTGTGTCGCTCATTTCAATGCTATCCAAGCCAAAAGTAATAATCGTTTAATTTCTGCAGAATTGAATAAAGTTTGCACTGAGCTCAACATTATTGACTCAGAGGCAGCCAGTAAGTTAATTGACATGTCAAAAGTAACAATCAATGACAAGGATGAAGTAGAAGGCTTAAAACCGCTGCTTGAACAACTTGTTAAAGAC